ATTTCGTGGCTTGGTTCATTTCGATTACTATTTTCATCTCCTTCATAAACATTCCAATCAGCAACAACATCAAAAGGGTTTAAATTCTTTTCTTCTATTGTCATTCTTCTAGATCCAACCTCTAACTGAATCTGTATTCGATCAGGCAACCCAACACCAGCTATATCTGATTCACTAGGCAAATAAGCAATATCACCATTTTTAAAAGCTGTTCCTTGATAGCTACTATCTATATCCCAAAGAGCATAATAATAATATTGAGTAACATTATTTGAGTCTGTATAAGCTTGTCTATAGACAGTTAAATTTACTCTTAAGCTATTAACAACTCCACTTCCACCAATGACAGGAACAAGCCCCGAATAATGGGGAGCTGGTGTAATAGTTCTTAGCTCTTGTATATCAACATAAAAATGCCAATAATTACCATCTGGATGACCACCAGATGAGTTTTGACTAGGAACATATCTTTTTGGATCTCCAGGTAATTTAAAAATTACATCTCTCCATCCTCCAACACCTGGGCCAGGATCAAAGCCACCATTTTCTTTGGCACTTTGACCGCCGTTGCCATCCCAATACAGCTCCCATTTATACGTCCCAGGAGTAATAAATGAACTTGTTGTTTGATCCCAATATCTAATAGTCCTATGAGCTGTATTAATATCCTCTACCGTTGTTACCCATTCTTGGGAAGTTGGAACCCCATTAAATTGATCATTATTTTGCCAAGATGATCTCCCATCATTAACTGCTTTTTTTACTACTCCATTTATTGTTTGCTCAGTTGCTCCAATTTGCCATTCTGGATTGCTTAAAACCTCAGTATCTTTATTTAAATAATATGCCTCATCACCTGAAAAACTTATATTAAACCCACCATACGGATTAATTGAACTGAAATGATGAACAGTTTGATTTCCTCCAGATGCTGTGCTTAAAAGATTAACTCTTTTATTCCAATTATTTCCCCTAGTAATAAAATTACCAGGGTAAGGTTTAAATCTATATTCAAATTGTTTTGTGTTATCAGGGTGATGAATACTTATATAATTATATTGAAATTCTGGTGTGTTTCCTTTTACAGCAAACAACCCAAGATGATTACTTAAACCATTTTTTAAATCATACCAAGTATCAGATCCAAGCTCTCTTACTTGAAGCATAAAGAACTCAACCCTTGAAATATATCTATCAATTTGGCCTAAAGTAAGCTGTGTTCTTTCTTCAAATGCTCTTTGCAAAGCATCCTCATCTGGCTGACTGTCAATATTGGCAAATCTTATTTTTTTAAAAACTCTACTTTTTAAACCAATCTCTGTTACATCACATTTCCTATTATTAGAAACAGTGGCAATTGCAAGCCTTTGGCCTGTGTAAATATCCCAGCCATAATATAAATCTCTATGACCATAAGAAAATCCTTGAGTCGTTCCACTTATTTCCTGTTGATAAAGAATTGGGGCAAGATCACTTAAACTAAATGATTCATTTTTATCATTATCAGATCCTGGGGGGTCATACCAAACAGGATTCTGGCAATGCGTACCAAGATTATTATTTACTGGAATATCTAAATCACCAGCTTCTGTAATTTCAAAAAAATAAGTTTTTGTTTTATCTATTGTCCAAGGATCAGGGTTAGGAATGTTTTTACATTTTGCAACTGCTGTTCCTATTAAATATTGCTCCCCAACAGCAAATAGATTATCAGTATTTTCTCTTATTGATGTTGTCATACTATCGACATCATCTACACCATGAGGTCGATAATTAAAAGCATCAGCATTTTTATCTTCTTGATCGTAAACACGTTGTAATCCGTTTTCTTGTCCTGAATCTGTTCCCACTATTTGATAACTAATCTGGCTTCCAACATTTCCTCCATTACTAGCTGACATGAAACCGCACCTACAAGGCCACCTTGCAAATTCAACTTTTTTTCTTTTTCTCATCATGTCCCTAATTGCTTCTTTTGTTGAGCCTCTTTGATCACGAATTAATTCATATGGCAATCTGCAAATCTGAGCATTTGGAAAGGGTGAATAAGCTCCAAATCTGGTCTGAGTGGTTGGGTTTCTTGCTCCACTGAATGCCTTACTTGTAATCGTTGAGATTGCTCCATTACCTTGATTATCTGGAATACCTATTTCAAAAGGATCATCTCCACCAGCAAAAGTTAATTTAGAATCTTGGTCAATATCAGTTGATCTGATTCTGTTATTTCCTGATTCACTACCATCTCTAAAATAAAGCCCAACTTTATGGGCGTTATATGCATTTAAAAGAGTATCTCCGATTGCATAACCTTGATAATCAGGTTCACCATCAATCGCACCTAAAGAAAATAAATTTAATGCTTTTAATTGTTGATATTTGCCAAGACTTACAAACTGGCTCCATAACAATTGACTATTAACACGAACACCTCCATAACCGCTTTTTTCTTCTGAATTAGTAAATACTAATGGAATAATATCTCCTACATTTGCAAGCGTTTGAATACTGTCAAAAGAAGATTGTGGAGCAAACTTAGAATTACCAATTGCATCTGCTGTTCTTTGACTAGATCCAGGCTTTTGTTCTCTTGGCTTTGGCGTTAATAAATAAGAAACAGTTGCAGCAGCAACAGCAATTCCAATTTGAATTAATACCTCTTTTGTAATAAGAGTAGTAACAACTTCATTTCTAATATCAGGGATTAATTCATAACCTTCTGGCCTTTTGCCGTTATATAAAGCAGCTTGATCTAAAAAATAAAAATATTGTTCTTTGCTACAACCTAAAAGCTCACAAAATTCTATTTCCGCTGGTAGTAACAGCCTTTGACCATGAGGGCGTTTATAGGACTCCAAATCACCACCTGGCCTCTTAATGTTTTCCGAAAACTTAGCCATCCGTCCTCATAAAAAGCTGCCATACCCAAACAATTCCCATTGCTTAGGCATAATCCAATTGTTCCTAGTTTAGGCGATGAATCAACACCCCACCGATTTAATTCTTCTTCAAATACTAAATAATCCTTTTTCCTTAGCCTTCTATACCAATCACGCTTCCCATAAGGGACAGTAAAACCATAATTAGCTAAAACAACACGACATAAACTTAAACAATCTCCAGCTCCATGTTTTTCTGGGTCAGCTCCTAAACGATAGGGAAGCCCAATTAATTGATGAGGCTTCACCTGTTTTGCAATGAGCCAGTAACAGGCAAAGAGCCACAGAGATCCTTAGTTAGTACTTTTGTGGGGCATTGCGCCCCAACAGCGTCTATTGCTGAACTTAAAATTAGCTCTATTGTCTCTGGGTCATATGACATAGAAGAAGCCAGCCAAGTTTCAGAAGTTAATATTCTTGGCTCATTATTACTATCTAATTGCTTTTCAAAATCTTTTGTCATTAAACAAGTTTCGACCTTTACATGATATTTATTTAAAACCATCTGCTGGGCATAGCTCATACTCAACTCACTATTAGCCAATATCAAAGAAGAGGTCATGTTGTCACCTGTCCTATTTCTTGTTGCACCTTGATAAATAAAACTTAAATAGTCATGTCTATTTTCTCCTGTTCCTATCGAAGGTTGTTTGCCATTCTGAAACTTGTCAGGTATTTCTTGAACAGAACCATTTGGGTTGGTAATGGTAATAAAATTAGTTAAAGCAACAAAAGTCATAATCCTAAAGTAGACCTCCTTGATCTTGAGTTTTTAAGGCTTGATATTGTCCTAGCCTCTCCAGCTCTAGCTCCTCTTGATGCTGCACTATTAATAATCTCTCCTATTGCTGATTTAGGAACAAACTCTTCTGAATTAAAGTTAAGCACTGGGCCAGAATAATTAACAGTTGTAGCTCCACCAGATCCACCTGAATAATTAGATGATCCACCACCTCTTGGAATTACACTTTCACCTCTTTGACCTGAGTTATATCTAGAAGTAGCTTCTGCCATACGACCAGCAGGAATAACATATTCTGGCTCTCCTTTTTCTGCCAAAGTTGAAACCATAGGGCTTGATGCATATCTACCCTCTGCACTTTTTGGCAACCCAGGAAGCATATTTGTAATTGCGCTTTTCAAATACATGCTTGCAATTGATTTTGCTATCCCAGCTAATGATTCTCCTAATGATTTTGTTCCAGCAATTAATCCTTCAATTGCACTTGTTAATCCACTTGCAATGGTTTCTCTTATTGACTCCCATTTAACAGCAACTTGCCCTGAAACATTATTTAATTCATTTACACCATTAACAAGTTTAGGTAATTTTGCATCTAGTTCAGCTTGTTTTTTATCTTTTTCTTCTAAATTTGCTAAAGCCTCGTCATATAAATCTCCTTTTGTAATCCCTGCCTTTTTCATTGCCTTAGCTCCACTTCTACCAGTAAAACCTCTTTCTTTTGCCATCTCATTTGCAATCTTTGTTGCTTCTAATCTTCTGCCAATAGCATCTAAATTTCTTTGAATACCCTCCATCATTTTGATAAAGAAATTAAATATGGCCGTCAAACTATCAAGCATCCATTTAAAAACTGGCTCAAATGCTTTTCCTAAAGCAGCAGATGCCCTAAAGAAAGCATCTTTCATATTGCTTAACTTTGTATCCATTGAATTAGCTGTATTTTCAAACGCTTTTCCAAATTGCCCTGTTTCTCCTGTCATGTTTTTTATTGCCTCTGTCAACATGGCAGAAGAGATTTTTCCTTTTCTCATTGCTTCATCAAATTTCTCTCCTGTTAAACCCGTCATCCTTTCAAGTTCTTCTCTAACAGGAACTCCCCTTTCCATAAACTGCCTTAATTCCTCTCCCATTAATTTTCCTTTTGCCAACGCTTGACCATAAGCCAACGAAATCCCACCAATATCAGATCTAGTTGCAGCCGATATTTTGCCAAGTCTTCCCGTCATATCTACTAAATCTTCAGTTTCTACTCCATAGGCTTTTAATTTCGCAGAAGCTTTTACAAGGTCAGGCAACTCAAAAGGAGATTTTTTATTTAACTCTTGCAAGTCAGCCATGACCTCCTTTGCTTTGGTAGCTGATCCAGTAAGAGTTGTAAATTGCATCTCAAACCTTTCCATTGTTGCAGCCGCTGTAAATATTTGTCTTACAAACGCTCCAATAGCTAAACCAGCTAATACTCCCTTTACACCAAGTATTGCTTTCTTCATTTTTGCCGTAGCAACCTGAACTCTCCTTCTTGCATTTCTTACATGATTTCCAAATCTATCCCATGCAGATTTAGATGCTCTTGCTAAACCATTCAATGAACCTTGAAGCTTTCCTATTGAACGATCAAACGCCACCATCTTGTTATGGATTCTGGCAATCTGTTGTTGAACGCCTGAAGCCTTAAGTTTTAATAGAAGCGTTGATTCAGCCATCCCATTCCTTATCCGTATTGTTTTAATTCTATCGTTGCATTCTGGTTTTATTGATTAATCTTTGCTCTTCATCTTTTTGTAAAGAGAAAAACGAATGCCAAAGCAATAATTCTTCTGGGGTCATTCTTTCCCTTAGTTCAATCAACGTATACCCAAGTTCTTTAGCAACAATTAATTCTGCTAATAGTCCACTATCTTTTTTTAGTTTTTGACCTAGTGCTTTTCAACTTTGTTTCTTCTTGCACCTCCTCTAATTCTTCTCCCATTAAAGAAAGACAAATCTTTTCAACTACTGCTGCTGGTAATTGATTCTTTAACCCTGGCAAATGACCAACATTAAAAAGCAGCTCATTATTTTCATCTTTTGCCTTTGAAATTAACAACCTTAAAGCAAAATCTGTTGGGTCTTTTGATCTTGCATTTGCTTCTGCTTTTGATCTTTCTGCCAGCGTCATTGGCGTAATAAAAAAATCAAAACTTGTTCCATCAGGTAATGGTATTTCCTTCTTTACTGCTGCCATTGAACAGGCAGCTTTTAATCTTTCAAGTGCGTCCATAAATGTTTTTTATCGCCATTAAAATTATAGATCCCTCCTTAGGAATAATGCATTAAAAAGGGGGAGACTTCGACACGCTCCCCCAATCGTGTAGATGGCGAATTTCTACACAGTCAAATAATAGACAATAAAAAACCCTGTTTAATAACAGGGCCAGATGATGGGGTTAACCATATGTAAACACCTATGTCAATGAAGTGCTAAACATATGCCTTGGATTATTGAGATTAAATGCAACTTCTCCTGTTGTTGGATCATCAGGATTCACATTTAAACTTATACCCGTAATAGTTACATCTGCATCAACAAAAATGCTACTCGCATCGTCAACGCCGCCTGAACCATTATCAACGCAATCAACATACAGTTTGACGGTTGCACCTTCTTGAGATTTCAAAAGAACGTTACCAAGTAAACGATTTGCAAGGCTTGTTTGACTATCAGTAAAATAAACAGTCATTGAGCCAGAAGCTGTAGCATAACCTCCTTGTTGGTTTCTAAATGGTGCATACTTTGACGCACTAGAAACACCGCCAGGAAGCGTTGTTACATCTAGCAATTCTCC